GGAAGAGAAGCTTAATTGCTGTAAAAGATAAGCATGGTAAACGAAGGACAGAGATGAGGGGGGGATTTCTTCTTAAAGAAACTAACCCTAAGTCTCCAGAAGAGTTCTCTCGTCTTCAAAGTTTAAGAGCAAAGCGAAGATTTCTAAAGAGGAAGCAACAAGAAGCACAGCAAGGAGAAATAGAGAGAAAAGCTACTATTACTACTACTACTATGTAGTAGCTAGTAGTAAATAGTAGTAGACTTATATGCCAGAAAGAGGAAGAAGAGGAAAAGAATAAATGAGTCGTGATAGACAGACTTACACTAAGTTCTCTTTAGCTAAAGAACTTTTAGAGAAGCTAGGAGAGAGTATTAACTTATCTAGTGACAAGATATTGTATATCCTGGATAAACTAGCTACAAGGAAGGAACTTAAAGCTCTTCCCCTTGAAAAACGAATCAGAGTTCTTCAAATTCTTACTTCAAATATGGATGTTATGGCTAGACTCACTCAACTTCTTTCTGGAGCTCCGGATTCTAGAAGTGAATTGAACTTGCTTCCTGAAGACTTTGTTAAGTTTGCTTCTGAAATAGTTAAAGATGAGGTAAGAAAGAAAAATGATGAAGTGAGGAAGAAAAATGAAAGAAGAATAAAAGGGGAGTTAGAGATATAGAATGCAAGAGTTATTAGAAACAAGGCTTCGAGAGATAACTAAGTATATTACTTCTCCCTGGGATTTTATGTCTCAGGTTTATACTGAAGATCCTAAAGATAACATTACACCAGTTAAGGAATTACCTAATTGGGGATTTTTGGAGGAGATGGTAAATCATCTTCATAACAATCGCCTTACTATCTGGCTTAAATCTCGTCAAATGTTAGCTACTTGGGTAGCTGTAGCATATGCAGTCTGGGAAGCTTGGGCTTATACTAACAGATTTATTGGTTTAGTTAGTAAACGGGAGAAAGATGCCTTTCATTTAAAAGACAGAGCTCGCTTCATTTGGGAACACCTTCCTAAAGAGTTACAACCTCAGTTAGGGGCTGATTCAGCTGGAGAACTTGAGTTTAAGAATATGGGATCTACAATCTTATGTTTACCTGCAAGTTCTGATATTGGTCGAACATATACTTTCAGTCGAGTCATTCTAGATGAAGCTGCATGGCAACCTTATGGTGAAGAGATATTCGCTAGTTTAAAACCCACTATTGAAGGGGGTGGAGCATTAAACATTATCAGTACACCTAAGGGCCATGGTAATATGTTTGCTAGAATATGGCAAGGTCGAGAGAGTAATGGGTTTAAACCTTTGAAGACTCATTATTCTCAGCATCCAGAGCGAAATGAGGCTTGGGTTAAAGAAGCCAAGCAGGGCTATCCAGAATCGGTTTGGGAACAGGAATATGAATGTTCCTTCGAGGCAATGGAAGATGCGGTCTTTAAGGAAAGGGTAATCCAAAGCTGTATTCGACCAATTCAACTTGAAACTTCAGGGCAACCAGGGCATTATTATGTAACTGGCTGGGACTTAGCTCGTAAGAAGGATTATACTGTTGGAGTTACGTTGGATGTAACTGACACACCGGCTCGATTGGTTTCGTTCGAGCGATTCCGCAATAAGCCATGGCCTTTGCAGGCTGAGATCATTGAGCGCAAAGATAAAGACTTTCCTGGCCGCGTGATTATTGATTCTACTGGCTTGGGTGATCCAGTGGAGCAATTTTTAAACATTTACGTAGAAGGATTTGTTTTTACGGTTCGTTCGAAGTTGAATATCTTACAAAACTTGGTATTGACGATGGAACGAGCTGAGTTGATCTTCCCAAATATCCCCAAGCTGATTGAGGAGCTTAGGGATTATAGTTGGATTGATAAAGGTTTAATTACTGATTCGGTTATGGCTTTGGCATTGGCTACATCAAAAATTGAACGTATTCCAGCGATTGATGTTGGTATTGAACCAGAGAGACGACATGGAGAAAGGCAAAGTATATGGGCTTGAGACATAACTTAACCAGAGCTTTGCAGCGTATCGGTCTAATTGAGGTAGTCAATCCAATGACCATTGGTGGTATTGATGAAGACGATTGGAAGTACCGCCGCTTGACTGATAAGGTGGGGAAAGACTTACCTCAATTTCAGCGGGACAAGCTGCTGCGCATCGCCTACTGGCTTTATTTAACCAACCCCATCGCCCGTCGGATATTGGAATTGACCAAGGAATACGTGGTCGGCGAAGGGATAAGTTTCAATGCGGCTGAGGGGGAGGTTCAGGAGGTGCTGGAAGCTCATTGGAATGATCCGGTTAATCATTGGGATTTAAAACAGCATAATAAGGCGTTGGAATTGGGCTTGTACGGTGAGCAGATTTACCCTGTCTTCGTGAATAAGGTCAACGGTCATGTGCGCCTGGGTTATATTGATCCGCTGATAGTCAAAGCAGTTAAAACCGATCCGGATAATATTGAGGTTATTACTGAGATAATTCTTAAAGGCAGTCCAGGTGAGGCTGAGCGAGTATTACCGATTATCCGGCTGGATGAGGAGCCGAACTCAGACAGCTATGGCCGTTTCATAGGCGGCAAGTCAAATGACGCCAATGCAAGCGGCTGCTTCTTTTTCGCAATCAACAAAGTTTCTAATGCGACCCGGGGCGTATCCGATCTGGCTTGCTTGGCTGATTGGTTGGATATCTATGATCAGGCATTATTTGCGACCTCTGAACGAGCGCAACTGGCCAGCGCATTCGTCTGGGACGTAACGTTAGAGGGAATGAATCAGGAGCAGATACAGGTCTGGTTGAAATCGAATCCAACCCCTAAGCCAGGATCTCTCAGAGCGCACAATGAACGAGTCAAGTGGGACGCGGTTGCACCTGATTTGAAATCATACGATACTGCTCGCCATGCACGTACACTTAGAAACCAAGTTCTGGCTGGTGCAGGCTTTCCTGAGCATTGGTTCGCGGAGGGGGGTGATGTAAACCGGGCTACTGCGATGGAGATGGGAGATCCAACCTTGAAGAAGCTGACTGCACGACAGCGTTACTTCAAACATATGGTTGAATACATCCTTCATTTTGTTGTTGATCAGGCAGTTATCGCGGGCAAGTTATCGGACAGCATGGATTTAAGTTTTGAGGTCAATACTCCTGATATGTCTGTCCGGGACATGGCTAAGGTTGCCTCAGTTCTGAACCAGGCGACCGCGGCGTTGGTGGTGGCCAGGGATAACCGCTGGGTAACCGAAGACACAGCTAGATCAATATTTGCATCTATGGCTGGACAGCTAGGTGTTGAGGTGGACGCAACACAGGAGGCGGAGGAGTTGAAGAAGGAACAAATTCGACAACCGACTTTTGAGAGTTTGAGGCAGAGATATTATGGCTGAACTAGCTCAAGTCATTCATCTGTCGGAATACGCGGGCCGATTCGAGCGCATTGAGGATAAGGCGGCGCGGGATATGGTTCGTTATCTCAACCAGACGCGGCAGGCGATCATCGCACGGCTGGCCGATATTCCCGGCGATAAGTTTGAGGCTCAGCATTTGCGGGCGGTCATGGCTGAGGTGGATGAGCGGCTTGATCGTTTCAAGGTGCAGGCGACCGGGGCCTTGGCTGGGGGAAGCGAGGAGGCCTTTGTCAGCGGCGCGGCGGTGGTGGATGAATTGATCGCCAAGACTCCGCTGGCTATTCGGATGCCGATGCTCAGTGATGACCTGCTGCAAAAGAGTCTGGCCTTTAACGCCGATCTGATCACCGGCATTGGCGCCGATATTCGCAAGGCCATCAACACCCAGGTTCAGTTGGGTGTTTTGGGGGCTAAGACCCCGACCGAGGTTATGAAAGCGATTGGAACTAATCTTAAAGACCCATCGGTATTCGAGATAATCGCTAACCGGGCCGAGGTGATAGCGCGGACAGAGGTGGGTCGGGTGTACAGTATGGCCACGTTTGAGCGCGGTCAGCAGGTGGCGGAGATAGAGCCGGAGATGCGTAAATTTTGGATAGCGACTTCTGACGGAAGGACGCGGGAAACTCATATTGCCGCAGGCAGTAGATACAGTGAAGAAAATGCCATTCCAATGGATAAGCCGTTTTTCGTTGGCGGGGCCAAATTGATGTACCCGAGAGACCCGGCTGGACCTGCAAGCGAAACGGTACAGTGCCGCTGAGACATGGGTATGACGCTGCCGGAGGCAGCAGAGGAGACATAAACGATGCCGATGCCTGAACCGAGAACAGAAGAAAAAGAGGCCAATTTCATCGCGCGCTGCATGGGCGACGAAGTAATGGTTGGTGAATATCCTGATGAAAAGCAGCGGGTAGCGGTCTGTAATACTCAATGGCGGGAGCATTTGACTGAGGCCGGGTCTGCGCACACCAAAGCCGAGCGGGACATGATCAAAAACATGATCGGGATGCTTCAAGCGTTATTGCGCGAACCCGAGGAAAAAGAGGAGATGATGAAAGAAGCCAAATTATCCGAGTCTATTCAACTACTGGAGGCAGGAGATCCGACGGGTAAGACATGGCAAGTATTATTGATCAAGCCGGGCACGTCAAAGAACGGCAATCATTATCCGGCGGAGACATTGGCTAAGGCCGTTCCGCTGTTTGAATCCAAGAAGGCCTTTGCTGACCATGCTACTGATGCTGAACGGCGGGCCAGGCCGGAACGGTCGGTTCGCGATGTCGTCGGCTGGTTCGACAGCGTGCGTTCACAGGCCGAGGGCCT